TTCTGCGAGGGCGTTAAACGCTTGGGCGCCTTGCTCTACCATACCCCACGCGTTACGAGGTGCGTTTCTTGCAGCTTGGAAAACCGCCTGATCTGGGGATTCATAGTCAGAGCTTTGAAATTGCTGTGTGTTACGCTGCTCAGGAGGTTGCATGCCGCGTCGCTTCATTTCAGCTAATATCTCTTGACGCCGTGAAGATTCTTGCGGCGCAGAGGCTCGGGGGATAGCCATCCCTCGACGGGTCATTTCTGCTGCAATTTCTTCCCTTCTACCCATTGTTATACGCCTCGATTAGTTCTTCAGGGGTCATTTGCGAGAAGGATTTATCTTTGGATTCCGAATCTTTAGTCATGCCGATGCCCTTTTGTAGATCGACAGATAGCCCTTCAACTTCTGAGTTGTCCCTGTATGCTTCCATATTTAACTGTGGAACATAACGACCTCTGCGGCCATTCTCTAAGGCTTGATGATATCTTTTCGCTGGCGCGGTTTCACTTATAATTTTATCAATAAGATATTTATTGGCTTCATCAGTGTTGTTGGGGTTTGGCTTAGATTGAGCTAGCAAAGTAGCCTTTGTGTCGGTAAAGTTTTTACCTAAAGCGTCACCCTGCTGTAAAATCAGATCGTTTGAAAGTTTAAGAAACTTTTCATAAGCCCCCAAATCTTTCTTGTTGGCAAATAAGTTTCTCTTAGTCTTCGCAAGAAAGCTTGGCTTATCGCCGGCTAATGCGAAGGCCGAGGAAAATTCATCCGCAAGCTTTGGATGGTCTTCCATTATTTTCCTGAGCTCATAGGCTATTTTGTTGACCTTCATCTGGCCTTGTGCGAGCTTTTGTTGCTGAGTTACCTCTTTTGAAGCTGCGAGCTTCTCGTTTGCGCCCATCATTGAATATGGAACGCCATTATCCGGCAAGTCGCTCATGCCTCGGCTTTGGCTTAGGCGCTGGTTTATTTCTTCAGCCTGAGCATTTTTATAGTCAACATCAGCTCCGTAAGATCGCCTATGCGCTTTACTTAAGTCCATCTCCTCCCTCTTAATCTGAGGGTAAAGTTCATTCTCTTGCTGCTGTTTCTGCAGGCCGGCTTGCGCTTTAGGCTGCGCATACTCAGCTTCAACCCCAGATATTTGGTTTTTAAGGTCTGCTTGCAATCTTTCTTGCGCCAATCTCTGTGGCGTCTGAGCCATTTCCATGCCTTCGTAATAATTCTTAAACATGTTGGATAGCCCCGAGTTATCAGGGGAGTGCAAGAGCTGGTTAAAATTTAATGGATTTAAAGGCATTAACGTCCCCCCGATAGCCAGTTGTTTGGCATGCTGAAACCGCTACTGTTACCGTATTGTGGTATTTTGGTTTGATTGCTGCCCAGTGATTGGCCTGCCTGTCCTCCAAATCCACGACTTAAGTTACTTATTAAATCATTCATATTTCCCGACTGACCTTTTTGTTTTTGAGCGCCCATAGTTGCCGACAATCCAGCTTGGTTTCCTGCAGAGTTTCCAAGATAATCAGCTAAGCTTCCTGACGCCTGGAATCCTTTGTCAGCCGAACCTTCCAGCCCTTTCATGCCTGTATTTCTCATACCGTTTATGTTTTCAAGATATGCGCCAAGGTCAGACCCTAACATCTGCTGCACAAGTTGGGTGCGGCTCATTTGATCTGCTTCATTACCAACAAAGCCACCAGCAGCGGCGGTATTGCCCATTGCTTGATTCATACGAGGCTGCATAAATTGGTATTGAGCCGAAGGCTTATATTTGCTTACATCCTGGTCATACATCTCGTGAGGGTCGTTAAACATTTTAGAGTATTGAGGGCTAAGTTGGCCGTAAGCTTCTCTGCCCTGATTAATGAATGGGTCATAAGCGTCATGCCCATACCCTGAAACCTTGTCAAGATATTGAGATGCACCGTCGCCGCTTTTGTCCTTTGTGAACATCTGGCCAACTGCGCCACCGGCAGATGCGCCCATTGGGCCGCCAAAGTAACCTCCAGCTAGGGTTCCTGCTACTGGTAATAAATCTCTAAAATCAAATGCCATAATATCTTACCTTCTATACGCTTGTTATAACTTCCGTTGTACCAGGAGAAACCAAAAGCTGAGCCTTGCCCAAATCTGAGTTAAACCATATTCTGGGGGCTGGTATGGCTGGCGTTATGGCCACTAAAGTTGCAACCTCTGCGTTGGTTAAGCTCGGCAAGAAGAAACCCGTGTCCGTGCGAAACCATTCACTTAAAATTCTATTCAATAATTCCTGGTATACCTCTTGCTCAGAATATTCTGCATTAAAGGCGTATTGTGGTATTGATTTTGTGCCGCTCATATCGCCCCTTAAACAATTATATCAACCAAGCCATTATTAACTATAAGCCTGCTTGTCGTCCAAAACCTAAAGCAAAAGCAGATATCATTTGCCCCGCCCATCCCTTCCCATTGCAAAATATTCTGCCTGAACCCTAGGGCGTGCAAGCTGCGTGATACGTAGTTACTCCATGTTACCCCGCCACTTTTACTAAATCTCAAGTCAATTCTAGGTGTATAGTCTGGCCTAGAAATCAGGCCGCCAGTTGTGCCACTCCCCGAGTCTTCGGTAACTATTATGTCTCCAAATTCTGTGACAATTTGGTCTAACGGGGCGTTGTTTGTTGCCTCTGTTATAATGCCATCTATTATGTTAACTCCGGTATAGTCTTCGTCCGATCCTTGCTCTAGCGTTATATTTAAGCCGTTAACTATGAATCTTCCAGAGTTTGCCATTCTTATGTTTGATGTGATTCGCATGCGTTGCATTTCATAGACTAGATTAGAATTGTAGTCTGACTGTGCGTTTGTGCGCGGTAAATTTTCGTCTATATAGTTTATAGAGGAATCCATCTCATAAAGCGCTGCATTCCTAAGCGATACGAAATAAGTTTTCAGGTTAAAGTAGACTATCCCGCGTGCCGGATGAAAATTCATATCTTGATTGGTTAAGTTAGAAAACAGCCCTGTGTTAAAATCATACATTAAAGTCAAGTTATCTTCATCGTCGTAAAAAGTTAAGATATAGAACAAGTGACCATCTTCACGATATAATATTGCAGTAGACGTTTCAGGGTGCTTTATTGACCCTAACAATGTGTCTATGCCATCCGTGGAAATATTCTTTAATTTAGTTCCGTCATAAGCACATATCACAGGGGATTCTTCTTTGTTAACCCCAAGCCACACAAGGAGGTCTGCCCCCTCTGCAATTGTGGATACAGATTGGCAACCATAGTTAATGCTAAGCGCAGGATTTTTTGTGTAGTTTTCAGCGCCGCCTGTTTGCGTCCATACCTCGCACACCGTGCGACCAAACACTAACACGTTACTTGAACGAGCAGGTATCCTTTTAACAGCTAGCGCTGAATCTGCTTTTGTTTGAATCGCAAACTGTCCGCCCACTGTCAACTGCAATATAAGGGCGTTATCAGGGGGGGCACCTGCGACGTTAAATTGATACACGTACCAAAAAGCGCCGTTAGAAGTAGGGTTTTTATTTCCAAACAAGAAGAAGGTGTTGTGGTATTCAACATAATTAGGCACTAAAGCCCCGGTCCCTAAAACTGCATCTGTTTGCCTCTCAAATTTAGCCCCAGCCCCATACTGATAAACCCAAGCATCCTGTCCGTCAACTATACATATCTGAGAATTTAAATTCTCATCCATGAAAACCTCGCCAGAAGATGTATTGAGGGCCCCAACTGTAGACTGCCCAAGCGTGGGGCTTAAAGAATATACGACACTATTCACAACAACAATAATAAAATTACCACGCACAGATAAAAATATACCTCGCCCTTGACCGGAAGGGACATTATCTGGTGGTAAAGGTGGGTCAGGATAAGGGTTAGGAAACGGCAACAAGTTTAAGACTCTCTGGTAACCAGGAAACCCCACCATCCAATTTTGCTGGTCCTCTGCACCCTCAACACCCGCGCTTGATATGTACATGTTAAATGTTTTAGCTGCACTAATCTTAGAGTATTTGCCGAACGTAGAGCCGCCTACTAAATCTAGCTTTTCTTGGGTTGATTTTGGCGTAACTCTGCTGCTAGTCATTTATTATAATCCGCCTGTAGTGTAGCCGCGACCAATATTGACGGCTGCATAATTAATACCCTTAATTTGACCTAAAACGCTAATTTTTTGATAGCGAAGATCAAGAGGTTCAGCCATTTTAGATATTTGAAGCTTATATCTTGCTAGTTGGTCTGCAACCCCATCTGGCACGGCAAAGTTTAGCTTTTGGCAAATACGCTCGGACAACTGATATTCAAGATAGTTAGTATAAAAAGCATCAAACACCAAAGCGTAAAAGTTTTGTGAAAAATATCCGTCTTGCAAGCTAAAGTCTCTAAATGTGATTTGACCAAGCACAGGGGCATTTAATATCCCGCTAGTTACAATGGTTATGGTCTTCCCCGAGACACTACTCAAAACAAATTCAAAGTTAATGAGGCTGGCCGTTACATTCACAACGATGCCAGTATTTATATATGTTGCCAATGCTAATGCGTCAGCATATGTTCCCGCTAAATCAACCCCGTTAACAACAAGTTGACCAGCGCTAATTGTCCCAGGAAGAACGACGCTTGCAACACCTAGGTTTGCTGTCGTAACCTTGGACTGTAAATCTTGGTTAAGCGTAACGCTGTCTATAAAGAAATTGCCCGTAACGTTAAACTCAAACGCTTGCTGAGGCCAGAAGTACACCCAGATGTTACACCCACCAGGCACACGCTCGTAAGTGTATGAAACTGGCAGCGCGTTAATGTTGTTTGCTCGGGGTGACCCAAAATACTTAATTCTGTCAACATAATTCATTTGGTAGCGAACAGAGCCGATGTAAAACACCAGCGCATCTATACTCGCAAGACCTGGAATGAAATAAGTTTCCTGCCCGACAACCGCGTTAAATGCATACTGCTGAGTGATGTATGGAATATCCCCAGAGTCCAGGGCCTTGTCGCCTAAAAGCTGGTTAAGCCATAACAAACCATCATTTAATTGATAACCTTGTATCGTCTCAAATTGTCGGCTTACAACACTTGAACTGTAGTAAGCCTCGGTTATTAATTTCGTAACTGAATATGTCATAACTTAACCCTCTAATCATTATAGCTGGTCTACATAACCATTCATTGTTATTACTAATGCGCCAATAGCCGCAGGAGTAGCAACAACCACATCCATCACAGGGGTGGCATTTAATGCAGAAGGAACCCTAACTACTGTGTTTTGAAGTTGCGCGGCAACCCCTGAAAATGAAGCGTAAGAACCAGTTGAACCGAAAGGGGCGAACTTTATAATGTCATCTGCCGCATTGGGTGTATAGCTCACATTTAGAAGCACTTCCACAGGAGATTGTGGAATCAAAGTAGTAAGTGTGCCGGCAGATACAAACGCTGTAGATGCGGTTGTGCGCGAGCTAGGTATCACCACGCCTAAAGTGGTTGGTCCTGTGCCTGGGTCATACCACATTGTGCGATCTAAAGCTGCGCCAGTTTGTGAGAATTTACGAACAGCCTTTGCGCCATCCATAGAAACAGAGCCTACATAGCGATACATGTCATAGCCTAACGGCAAAGATGGCAATGTGAAGCTTGCTGACAATACGGCAGAACCTGAATTAAATCCGCGTGAATCGCCAATCACATAAACAGCATACATTGTACTAGCAACGATTGCTGCACCGCCGCCAACATCTACACCCAATGCGCCAGTTAAAGCTGTGTTAACTGTAACGTCTGACGCTGCAACCCTAGGGTTAGAATACAGATTGCCACCGACAAGAATGTCGTTAGCATCTGTAGAATCACGAACTTGGCCTGCGCTAACAGTAAGCGTAGTCCCTGTTAAAAATATTAATCCTGCGCCTCTTACGTATAAATTACCAAGATTAACCATTGGGCTACCTGGTAGTATTGAGCCTGAACTTGATGTGGTCATAATTTAAAATCCTTATTTAGATTAATTAAGGGCACCATCCGTCAGACGATGCCCGCTAAGTTTAATTACAGTGGAAAAATGACCGCCATTGCGTACTCAGGCACCATAGTATAGCCCCAGATACAATCGTGAGCCATCACTTGGAGATTCTGCCCAAGCACAGTACCCCAATAACATCGCATCGCAACGCCGGTATCCTCGTCATACTCAGAAGCTGAATAGAACGGTTCTTGTGTTGGTAATTTCGGCATTGCAAGGAACACAGGCTCACCAGCATGCACAACACCAGCTCTATGCGAAGGCAGTACAGTTGCTTGCATGCCAGCTATGATATCCACATTGATATTCATAGTGTCGCTTGATGCAGCTTGTAGAGCGCCTGGCAACAACGGAGGGTACAAAGTTACTGTAACTTGTTGGCCGGCAGTTGAAGCTGCTACTGATGCTGATGCAAATTGCACAGGGCTTGCTGATTGAAAATGGCCGATAAATGTTAGGAATCTTAAGTTTGTGAAACCCACTATGTTATCGCTGAATTGGAACTTGTCATACTGTAGCACTGACGCTGCATCTAACGCGGCATCTGTGCCGGAGAAAGTAATTGCAGTGATTTCGCCGTTAGTATTCTTAGTTGTTGATACAACAGTAAGAACTGAACCCTCGATACCTTCAGTGCCAGCTAGGTGAACCGGCAATAAGTTTGACTGATACCATTCACATCGACTGAACGAACCTACTTCCCAGCTCATTGCTGTTTCATCATTACGCTTTGTAGCAAACTGATTTAAACCAGAGCCTACGATATCAGGCACAGCTATGTCGGACAAGAAACCTTTAGTTGAATTTTTAGGTGCGCCAAAGTTTCTGTAAAAGCTAAGCATTTTAGCTAATTGGTTGAATGTTGTGATTTGTGTTACGCCATCACCGTAAAACCTGAATGTGTTTTGCACGCATACATTAGCTACTGAAGCTTCAACGTTAGCTGATAATTCTTCAACTGCAGACTTGGCAAACTTGTCCCAATACTCGTCCACGTTAAATAGAATTTGTTGCGATGTGAAGTTGTAAGCTACGTTTTGTGCGTTATCAACTGTTAAAGTTTGAACACGCTGAACAGACGCTTGAGCTGTAATAACTAAAGAATTGTTTGTTACATAGCGTGGTGTTCTATCAAATGTAACTGTGTCGCCTAAGTTGCCAATTTCATTTTCAAAATTCTTGAACTTGGTGTTAGCGGTAGTTACAAAGCAGTTTAAGTTAATCAAGTATGCCAAGTCAGACTCTTGGTAAGTGGCAACTTGTTGTAATATATTTGTGGCGTCTACAGCCATAGTATTATCTCCAATGTTAAAAATTTTACATCGGACTAGATACTGGGATGGCCTTTAAGTGTGAATACTAGCCTCTAAATCTGGCTTCCTTCCTTAAATCCTTGATCGTCTTTTTCCCGCTATCTTGCCCGGCTACAGAAGAAGATTTCATTTTGGATAGTGGAGCAGGCGACTTTGAGTTATTCACAAGTGCTGTTTCATTCTGTTTAATAGACTGAGACAATTTAGCCATTTCCTTTTTCGCTCTAGGCGGATCGGTTAGGGCTAGCACATGTAAATCGACAAGCTTTCTAGGATTCTTATTCAGCTCATACATGATGTCTGGTAAGTTATCGTATTGGCTCGCCATAATAGTAATTTGAGGATAAGTAGCTGGTGAAAAGTCTTCGGTTACTTCTTTGAAGTCGTCATAAAGCTCGTTGCCT